AATTTCTCCCCAATTAATAAGAAAAAATCATACTTCCTTAAGTACTCCCACATAGCCTTTTGGAAAAATTTACATATCCAATAAGGTAAAGGTTCCCCTTTTGTTATCATACGAACTTTTAAAGGTTCACTGATAGCATATGTTTCAGCATTTAAGTATTTATAATCACATAAATAACCATCTCTTTCAATCCTTTTCCGCCAGATGAAAGCTTTTATCTGATTCTCTTTAGAATCATACCATTCATGAATGCAAGCAATGAAATCTTCATAGGCTCCTTCGGAGTCTAATATTCGATCTTCATCTTCATATTCCTGTGGTATGGTTAGAGTACCAGCATCAAGTATCAATTCTAGCCTTTTCTTGTACAATTTTTTATATAGTTTTTCCAGTTCTTCGAGACTATACAATTCATATTTACTTATTATAAGTGTAGAGAATTGTATTAATACTTCGATATCTTTCTGATGACTATATTTATTTTCATTACTTAATTTATTCAACTTGTAAAAATCCTTCAAAACCAATCCATTCGGCATCACTAAATCAGGAGATTTCTGAGTGGTCCAGTAAGTATCAGTATATTTTTGCATAGCTTGTTTAAAGGTGGGTGGTGCGTCCCCTCTAAATTCATGTAATTTAGAAGTTCCGTTCTCTTTCATCTCGACAAGGTCATTAGCTTCTAAACGGAAAGTTTCCGTAGAAGTCATTTCATTCCCTTCTTTATCGAAATCATAAAAAACAAATTTCCACGTCCCTGCATCTTCTTTAAATGCACTTCTAACACTTCTTCTCTGTCCCCCCGTAGCCCGAGCTGCACCGAACCCAGCAGAAGTGCTGGCTTCAAACAACTTTGGCGACGGTCCTCGGAATTTACAGGTAAATCTATCTGCATATTCTTCAAAGGTATCCTCAAACTCCCTTAACTCCTCCCCTCCTAAAGTACTAATTGGTTCGCGTATCATCGTTTCATAATGATCAACATAAGCCTGGTTAATATAACTCTCTGGCACTGATGCACAACCGCGTTTTAAACCGTACAAATAGGAACACCACAGCGTAAGGTTCTTTTTATTAACCTTCGTACTGTAACCTAGACTGGATTTTCTTCCAGCCCCCATAAGCCTGTTTTTCAAGATTTGATAAATCTTGCCTTTGAAAATCAAAGGTTTTAGTCCAAGTGAGGAAAAACCTACAGGTTCCTTGGGAAGATCATTCTGTAGGAACTTGGCCATTGGCCAAGCTGTGCAATATTTAGCCATCTTGACAAAGTCATATTTATTAAATTTGTGAACATCTAACATAAAATTTATGTAGTGTTGAACATCTATTTTTTTAACTTCCTCAAACAACTGATGGAAGAGAATCTCTATGGTTGATCGAACAAAAGCTAAAGTAAACTTTAACTCTTGAAATTTCGATGCTTTCATACAGTAGATCTCTCTATCTAAATAAGTCCACCTTTCCACATATAACTCCTCAAACAAGTCCAAACATCTGATTGAAAAATCGGAACTTGGTATTACGAGGAAGACACGTGGGGTTTTGGTGATTTGACAGCACTTTTCGATGACAAACCCATTTTCAATGGTCTTTTTAAATCGATGAGTTTTGTCTTTCATCTTCTTTCCTAACATGTTTTCGTTTATATTTATTTGTAAATTTTTATATTTTTCGTGTAAGACTCCAGAG